ATAACAGGTACCCTACTAGAGTGTAACCTGTTTTCGTTTTTTAATTTTGTTATTTCTTTCGCAAGTTCTTTCATCCAGTTTAAAAAACCTAGACCATTATTCTTTGCGCTTTCTACTGTGGCAATTCCAGACAATCTTGAATCATACATGTATGTCGGTTTTGTCTCGTCATGAACCACCATAGTCAACTCACCCTTTTCGTGAGCATCTTTTAATTCTAAGTATTGGAGAGTATCCTCACCAACCACTAAATTCTTAAACCTATATGGAATAACCTTTCTAGACATAAATGTTATTCGTGTAGCAATAGCATCCATACCCATTCCGTATTCTAAGTCCTTGATATATGATTGAAACGCTCGAATCTCCAAATCTGGAGTATGCATCCCATTTCTTAACATCAAGTCTACTACCATCTCTCCCTTACCTAGTTCACTCCAGTCAGATACTTCGGCGAACTGTCCATATTTAGACGTGAGTTCTTTGGGGTTGAGACTCAATCTACTGTCATCTAACGCCCTAGCTATGGAATTTTTATCTCCGAATCCTATAGAGAGAGCATTACTTAACGCTAATACGTCAGGTGCGTCATCTCTATTCAACAACTCAGTATAACACCTTACACCCCTTCGTGTCAAGTAGTCATCACCATCAACTAATACCGCATAAGGAACTCCGTCTTTTTCGAATATATCTAAAAAACTATTCTTTCCAGTTGCGGCAGTACCATCACTCTCTGTTATCATGTGACGGATATTGTTATCTTCGCAGTACGACTTTGCTTGTTCTGAAAACGTACTGTCTAACGTATTAATTATTACTGTAGTATTGTCTTTAGGTAACGTATCAAATTGTCTAGCTAAAGAATACAAATTATGACTTGACAAAACATAAAACATCGTGTATAATCTACTTGTTGTCCAGAGGGATAATATACTAGCCTAAGAATCCCATTATAACTCTCCTTGTGTTATTACCATCATAGATGCTGATAACGTTATTAGTGAGTTCCATTCTTTCACCAGTTTGGCTAGTACCTATATCTAGTGATCCTGTAACTTTGGCATTCGATAATAATACTTCATTACCATCAATCGTGAATGGTTGAACTTCATTGTTATTTGCGTTAACAAATCTGAAAGTGTCAGCAGTAAGTGTGAAGTCAGCAGTTGCGCCATCATTTCCAAACTTAATACCCGCAACTCGTGGATTAGCTTCTGTTCCCGCAAGAAGGTCTAGTGTCCACAATGCGGTAGTAGTACCAGCACTATCAACAAACGCAGAGAACTCTTGTCTTACTGCGGCAATATCAGAATCAATCGCGGCATTTAAGTCTGTTATCAGTTCTGATCGAACCGAAGTCACACGGTCGTCTACTGTCTCAATCTGAGTAACAAGATCACTAGTTGCTTGAGCAACCGCAGTTGTTGTGATATTACCTTGTAAATCTCTAATGAAAACAGCATTGTCTAGTTGTAGAGTTTTTGCTGAAAGCGATGTAACCTGACCACCATTATATGATACAGAAGTCGCGAGAAGTTCTCGTGCGTCAGTCTCCGCATCTATTCTAGCACCAAGATCAGAATCTAATATAATTAAGTCGGTTTGTAACTCAACGACCTTACCCGCTTCAACAACTAACTTGTCACTGTCCGCATCAAGTCGAGCATATAAATCCTCAAGACCTGCTGCCAATGCTGCTTCAATTTGTTCTGGGGTAAACTCAATACCACCGGCAATAAACTGATCCAAAGTTAGACCAATTGAATCCAATCTCGATATAGTGGTAACAATACCATCACTGTTCACGTCGGTACGTGTTGTTAACTGACTTATACCTGAAGTGTTTAACTGAATTAAGTCGCCAAGGTCACTGTTAGCTAAAAGTAAACTGGATTCCACTGAGTCGATAGCACCAGCAAGAATATGTATCTCATCACTGTTCGCATTGACTCTTGATATGAGAGTATTGGTGGCATTCGCAATTGCGTCCGCAAGTAGGTCAGAGTCCACACCATCCAGAACCAAGTTTTCGATGGATGCGTTAGTCTCCGTGATAGCTTGCGATAAACTAGTTATCCCATCACTATTAACATCAACTCGTGATGTCAACTGAAGTAGTCCACTTGCGTTCGCTGCGATATCAGAATCCAGATAACTTACATCAACGCTAAGGTCGAACTGGTCTAGATATTCTTGGTTAATGACCGATAGAAAGTAATCTGAGTCAAGGATACCATTAACAATAGTAGTGAGCTCATTAACATCAATAGAGCTACTATCTACTAACTGAAAGTTGTCATTAATTTTTAAAATCGCAGCGTTAATATTATCTGCTAGATTAATTAACTGTATATTACTCATTGGTTGCCTTACCCTCTATTAGTCGAAAAAGTAATTCTTTTATTTCTGACACATCTTGCTTTAAACCCACAACTTCTTTTGAAAGCGTGTTGATAGTGTCATCCTTTTCTTTTATTACTTTTTGCTGTGCCCTTGCTCTGGTTATTTCGGTTCTGTTTGTATTTAGGATGGCCCCTGATCGACCATCCTTTACTAAGTTATTATACCCTTCAACCCGCAAACGTTGCGACATTATATTACCAACGCAATAGCGCGAAGGTCGGTTATCGTCGGTGATTTAGATGAGTTCGTTGCTGACATAACAATCTTGATCTGGAAGACGTTAAACGCATCAGCTTCTACGGTGTACTCATAATCACGATATGTTTCTGGGTCATCATCAGTAGGTAGAGGTGAATCTATAGTCACCTGATTCCAACCAATAACCGGAACACCTTCGCCATCAACTTCGTACATCGCGTCTTCGGTTAATGAAGTTCTGACATATACATCAAACTCCACACCAACATCACGATGCGCAGCGAATATGATTTTAAGCCCCACCGAAGATTCATCAACCGCAACTGGTTTGGTGATGTGTTGAGCAGCGTCCGATCCGTCAATAACATTCTCTAATGTAATCAATGATACACGTTGTAAGTCTACGACTGGAGACACTTTAGAGTCACCAGTAGTTAGGTTTAGCGTGAGAGATAACGTATCCGCAGCATTCGCTTGTGTTGCTATGACCGCCGGATAATCGTTCACGTTCAATTCGTTCAACACCACTTGATGAGACTTAGTAGTATAGTCTAGTTTCTGTGGTCTAGTTGTACGAGTGGTACCATAAGAATCTCCTAATGTTTTTTCAATAGTAGAATCAATTGAAGTCATGTTAGGGATGAGAGTCTGTACCTGTGGTATAAACTGGTCGAACATTACCTGTTGGGACGCAACAACATTAGAACCACCGCCTACCGCAGACGCAGTCGCAGCGACACCCGTGTTGATAGTGTAACCTGCCCAAGTAGGATTGATTACATTGTGGTATCCATTAATTGAATCAGCAATAACACCACCTACCGCACTCGCTACACCTGAAATCAGCACACCGTCATTATTAGAGAATCCGTGTCCTTCGTGATGTACGAATACAATTGAAGACCCTAGGGTAGTTTCGAATGGATTAATGTCCAATGTAACTTTAGGTAGTTCACTATTCTTCAGTTCCAGTACACCGGCACTTTCAAAGTCCGCACGGTATAAGTTAAACATCAAATCTTTAGTCTGATCGGGAGTCCAAGTAGAACCGTTCTGCGACAAGAACAACGAACCTAATGTAGGCTGACGTGATACTCGTGCTGAACGACTTTGCCCGACGACATATTCGTATGTTTGCGCAGTGTATACATTGTATTCTACTGACTCCGCAAGAAGTACTAAAGCATACTCTTCGCCAGAAGTCAAGTAAATTGGTTCATCGAACTCAATAGTAGTTTTCCCTGCTACAACATCTGACATCTCAGTTGTGTTATCAAAAGGAACAACATTAATATTCGAAGGATTGATAAACTTAACAGAGCCTGGGACAATACGTGAAGTAGGAACGCCGTTCTCTACTGGACGAATTTGTACTTGCATTGGAATAACAGAGTCCTTACTCTCTACAAATATGTCTACCTTAGTAATAAAGAGTCCGTTTGGATTCTCTACTTGGTCTACAATAAATGTCTGTGCGAGAGGATCTCTCCAATAAGTAGTCTCTATAAGTCGAGTACTACGTACAGTTCTCTGTACTGTTTCTAAAGTACCGACTGCCGTGTACCCTGCGCGACTTACCGCAGTTGCTACTGACTCATCTGAGTTGTTGACATCTAACAATTTAAATTCTTGTCTTCCTGTACGGAAATTAATTGTCGGAGTATTAGGTAAGAAGAAACTGCCCGCTAACTCACCTTCTGAGTTTGTAGTAAGAATAGACTTACCACCTAGAGCAGTAGGGTATTCGGTCGCACTAATGTACTCACTACCATATTCTGTAGGATCGTCCGAGAAGTTAGTGAATGTTGGTTCTTGACGAACCCAATCGTTAACAACTTTGTTTCCAAATACTGGATACATTTGAGTGTTAGGACGTAAACCTTGAACTCGGAAGTTAATCTTACGTGAACGCATGAACGGAATAATTTCGATGTTCATTACGCGTCGACCAATATACTCAGTAATAGTTCTAGATGTTGTCGAAGACTGTACTCTGAACCGACGACGAGTGAAGAACGAAGGGAGATACGTGTTAATCCGACGAACTACTCGCTGCATAATGTCTGGTAAGAACTTAGTCTCGACCCACTCATCCGTTGATGGTGATAGAACCAAGTGACCGTTTTGAGTGATTACCGCAAACGGGTTAATATTCATTATACCAGTAGCCAACTCTTGACTAATCATAGCAACGTCAGTAAACGGTAGTGTTACAATGTCACCTTTTCTAGTGATAGTGTTAGTCAAGTCGGTTGCGTCGTACTTTAAACGTACTGCTTGTTCACGGAATGATGCCCCCATCAATCCTTCAGGATCTACCGATGCTCGGTAGTCTGGATGTTCTATATCAGAGTAATCGAATGTATTAAAGTTGTCCGCAATAAACCCTGCTTTGGTTCTATTAAGACCCTGCGCATCAAGTACATCCAGAGAGTTTGTGTTGCTCTCTAGGAAACTCAGAGAGGTGATTTCATAAAGGTTCTCTATACCTTCTTCAAGTTTACCGATGTCTTTCATCGTATAACGCTTGTTAGAAATCTTTGTTGTGATTACATCACTAGTTTGGTGACTATATGCCCCCAATTCAACCTTAAATAATGGTAGCGCACCTACTGGAACGATAGGTTCTTTTGGTTGTTCTGACGCCTGACCACTAATAACCTGAAGTTCCCCGAATCCAATATCTCCTCGACTATCAGTCGCATTTACGACCAACATATCGATACGTGGACTGTAATATGAAACTGAAGGCACTGTTATAGAAGACGCATTCTGTGGTAAAGGTGTTACTGTAAATGTGCTGGAAGTAGCGACCGATGGTCTAAAGTCTAAACTATCACCTAGTTTTACTACAGAACCATTGGTTAGCGTGTGTGATGGAATATCTTGTATATCCATACCAGTGTAAGATTTAGCACAAAAGAAACCACCCGATGAGCTAGAGTGTTGGAAGTGTGAGAAGATTACTTGAATCTCTACATTAACACCAGTCGGGGTTGAGTAGCCAGGCTTAACATACAATCGTGTCATGTCATAGTAGTTATCACGTTGTCCACCATCGAAGTCAACTTGATATGTGATATCATCAGCATCTTCCCAAGCGGTACTATTAGATGATCTTACCTTAACAGATTCTAAAGATACCCCGTCAATTACACCTAGGTCTATAGGTCGTATTGCCCAAGACGCGTCTGGTCGAGTCGCTACGACTGTTAGAGACTGTAATGATTTAGTTCTAGGCGCTGCGGTTATCTCTTCATAACTAATTATATCATACGAAGTACTTGGTGTCAATCCAGTAATATTATTACTTTCAATAACAACATCAGTACGAACAGGGCCATTAGTCTCCGCAATCAACCACTGACTGAACTCGACACTGTTCGCTGGCATGGAAATAGTACCACTGCCATTTGAAGTTAGTCTATAAAATTTCTGAGCAGTGTAAACGATATTTGAAATAGTATCAGGTTTAGCAGCAACACTAGGTAGAGGGAATAATAGATTATTATCCGCAGTACCATAGACACCACTAAGATTTGAATTACTGGTCAATGGTATTTCATTACCACTAGATGCTTCTACTAAATGAGTTACATTAGAGAAGTTATATTGAATCTGCGTCGAAGGATTTTTATTCATTCTGATGTTGAATATATATGCGCGATATCCAACTTGGTCTAATTGTAATCCTCGTAGGTTAGCATAACCAAGAAGAATATTACCTTCGTCTCTGAGTTCTAATCGACCGAATGTGCTGATATCACCTAAACCCTGAGAACCAACGTCATCTAGGTCTACGTATATCCAGTTACCAAAAATAGCAGGAACGTTCTCATTAAGTTTTACGCGTAGAGCAGAGTCTCCAGTTGTTTTAGGTACCTGAAGAGTAGATGCGCCTACGTCCAAACGATAACCGTCCACGTAAGCAATACCTTCTGACACATCTACATTAAAAGTATTGGCGTCTTTGTTTTCAAAGATTGCGGTAAAGTCTGCTACTACGTAATCGCCCGACTCTTCTTTTGTGCGTTGTGCCAGTAAAGAGTTGATGCGGTTGTACGCATCAAAGGAATTAACTTCTCGTGTAATAACACCGTTAACCACACGTGCGATAAATACGAAGTTTTCTTCTTCTAGTACTTTATCTCGTGTAGTAGGAATAAGTTTAATCTTGTAACGATCTGCGCCAGGAGCACTGACATCGGGTAACTGTCCTTGGTTGTCAAAAAGACTATCATCTTCAGCTGAAGAAACGATAGACTGCTGGACTAGAAATCCTAGGTCTGCGGTTGGGGTTCCACTATACTTGTCAATGAAAGCACTACCGCCTTCTACATAGACGAAGTGTCCCTGAACAAAGAAGTCTCCTTCCGCAAGATGTGCCTTAGTGGCCTTACCCGCGCATGGGTGTTCTGCTGTATTGCTAGCAACAACCATGTTGATTCCAGTAGTAGTACCATCAGAAAAACGCAAACTCTGTGATGCGAGAACACGTGGAGCAACAGAATCGTCAAGAACCTGTGCGTTCAAAGTGTCCGTGTATTTAACATACAGTGTTATTGGATCATTATTCTCACTGTCCACGATTTCTAAAACTGTGAATACTACAGAACCGTTGGTGACTTCCCTGCCGACGATATCAGTGTAGATGCTGGAGGGACTTAACCGGATATACTCTAATGAGTTATCAACAGTCGCGCCGCCTGGATTTACCATCGCACCTTCTTTGAAGATGTTTCTACCAAATCTAGCAATTTCTTCATGAATCATTCGTTGCGATTCGGTTAACTCACGTGCTTGAAGAGCACGTCCCGAGTTGAAAAGGACACGGTAGTATCCATCTTCTTTTTTATAGAAGTCTCGGTAAGTCTCTTTAAATGTTTGGTTTGTAAAATCTGCCATGATGAATCCTAAACGGTAATTACTATTTTAATGTCTTCTTGCTGTTCTTCATCGCGACGAATACGTGCGCGATTCTCTATGTATTTAACTACACCAGAAAACCTATCAATTTGACTTCCTTGTTGAACATAATCAATTTGACCAGTTAAGACTACACCAGCTTGAGTGACAGATTCGTTATCTTCAAAGGGTACAAATCCAGTAGATTCGTTATGATGATAGTATACAATGTTATCTATAGATTCATCAACCCATGCCTTAGCACCAGATGTCGCACCGGTAATTATCTTTCCAGCTTCAAAAGGTGATGACGATACTAAATGTAAAGTAGACATTGTTCTTGCTGAAGTGCCAGCGAATAAATTGTTGTTAATGTCGATAGGGTCTTTGATAAGACCAATCTGACGGAAAGAGTTTCCTACTACAAACGTTCCGCTGACCGAACCATCAGGTTTAATATTGGTCATTACTGAACTTGTTTTTAAATCGTCTACTGGATTAAATCCTAGACCATTCCTTGTAGTAATTACTGTTCGGGTGACCACGTTTATACCATCACCGACAATTTTTACAGATGCGTGATTATAACCCTCACCGAAATTTGTCATAGCAATCTTAGTTATAACACCTTCAGGTGAGATTGAAGCAGTTGCGGTAGCACCAGTACCGTCACCATAGATGATTACGTCGGGGGCACTGGTAAAACCAGAACCTCCTGCCGATACCTTAATACCAATAATCTGACCGCCTATGGCAGCTGCCTTAACATTAAACTGTAAGTCCTCTATTGAGTCTCCACCAGCAAGACTGCTTTCTGCTTCTTGTACCGGAAGGTGATTCGATGATAAGAACTGGTAAATACGCTCTGGGGTAATGGAGTACAGGAATTTCCAAGTATAACCGTCAGGTGTAGTGAAAGGTTGAGTATAGTCCGCGACATTCAGTAAACCATAGTTGGGTTCTACTGTCGACTGTCGTGATGAGCCATCTTCTAGTCTACCTTGTACCACACAAACGTATACTTCTTTGGCGTCATTCATGACATACCAAGGTGTCCAAGGTTCAACAATGTCAGACGCAATTGTGTCGTCCCAAGCAGAGTACACTGAACCGTAAGACCAGTTGACCCTTTTAGCGACAAAAGTAGCATCCTCAACCTTCTTAATTGATTGAAGATTGTTGCGAAACTCTCGCTCTTCTGCGGGACTATCTACCGGAGCAATTACCGTGTCTAGTTCGTTGAAGGTATCGCTTTTTCCGATACCAATGTAGTAGGTCGACTCACTACCTTTGATATCAGTCAAAAGGTCGTTCGCCAAGTCTCTACTCATCGTCTGTCTTACTATAGCTGGCATTGTTATTCTTTCCTGTTAGAAATTATATTCTTTATTTATACGTATCTTAGCCAGTGGTTCCCAAGAATTTGTTCAACCAGTGCTGTTTCTGTACATGATTCATTAATAAGTCCTGATATATGATGGGAAGTTCGTACGGACTACTCCTCCACCTAGGGACATACTTGAGTGCTTCAGCTCGTAGAGGTTCTAAGTATTCATCGTAACTGTGGACTTTCTGAGCACTACCTTCGGTTGTTCTATCAATACAATACATGTCACTAGACATAGTTAGGAAGTAACAAAGATTTCCTTTTTGATGCTCACCTAGTAGTTTGTATGTGTATGCGTGGTCTTCTCCATTACCTATATCTTCGCTGAGTCTCTGCTTAGCGGACTTGCGACTTTGTAGTATAATGAAGTCCACCGAGACCGGTCTGTCTTCTGTGAACAAGTGACTGACACGTGGGCCCAGTTCCGCATTAGGGGTACACATAGAAGTTCCCCATACGCTTGCGTGATACTTTTCATTGACCCACCAATAATGTCCAGACTGTAATTCCCAATCACATATACAGTCACATGGTACCACACCAAGAACATCAATATAAATATAATGGTTTACATGATTCCATAACGACTGTAAATAAGAAGGATATAGA